CTTTAAACTTTTTATGATGCTTTTTAGCATCTGCTTCCATTTTTTTCAAACGAGTATAATAATCTGGAATTTCATCAAGATGTTGAAGAGCAATATCTCTAGCAAGGTCATGATCTTTAGTGTGTTCATGTTCAATTGGTTCACCCATATCTAATTGTTTTTGAATGAAAGAAACTTCTAGGCGATGCTTCTTTGCAATCTGTTCAACTGTTTTATGAGTCTTAATATTATCCATTACTTTGGAAAAAGCATTATAAGTGAAATTTTATCATTATTATTTATTTGTAATATTTTCTTGATTTTTTAATAACTTTGATAACTCTGCAGTAGATCCTATGAATAACGCATTTGTAACATTAGTTGGTGATTTTGAATTTTTATCTTCTTTAATATCTTTAAGTTTTTTTTGTAAATCCATTAATTTATCCGTTGCGTCCGCAACATTTTTAATTAACTGACCAGCAACTTCATATGCTCTTGGCATTTCACTTTCTTGAGCCAGTTCAAGTATTCCATTTATAGCTTCTTGCCCCTTTTCAATTAGAGAATATAAATTTCCTCTTGTATATTCGTAATCTTTTTCTACTTCCTCAAAAGATGATCTATTATTTTCTGCGAACACATCTTTATTTTCAGTTAGAGCAGATACCGTTTCTGCTTCTGTTGAAATAATTTCTTCAGATGCATTGGAAATATTAAATGTGTCATTGAGTTTATCAAATTTTTTTGTCATTTTCATAACGTAGTACCACTAAAACCAAAATCGTCCCCACTTTCAATCAATAAATTATCTGCACTCGTTATTGATTTAATTTCAGCACCAGATAAGTGTGCGGTAATTTTTGTACTATCTCTTCCTCTATCTACTGTCAATACATTTCCAGATTTTAATCTGACAAATACTTCTTCACCTTCTATATCTAAATATGAATTTTGCTCTATTAAACTAGAATCATTTACTGTGATCAAAGTATCCTCAACGCTAATATCCTTAGCTAAATTTGTGATGACAATTCCAGTATAATTTTTAATTGCTCTAGGTTCTGCAGAATAAACAATTTCTCTTGTTGGTGTGCTTGTAGTATCTCCAGTAATGTAACTGATAGTTGTCTTCTTAATAATATCTCTACTAGCACTCGATGTTGGACCAAACAAGTATGTTTTTGCCGTAAATCTTAAGGTATAAATCAACACTCTTCGAGTATTAAAGTCACCCTCATAGTCATCTTGCATTGTTATATTTTCGAGAACAACGGGAATATCTCTTTTTTCATTTACAGAGTCTACCAATTCTACAGTTATTGTATATGCTGGTTGAAAATAAGGTAAAATTTGTTCAACTATTTGAAGAGCATCATCATTTAACTTTGACATTATGCTCAATTCAAACTGCATGTTATATGGAACTGGCATATAAACCTTTTTAGTTTCTATACCAGTATTTGCATCTTTAGTTGTAAATGATTGTGTTGTTGTTACTTTTCTAGACGCATCATAAGTTAATCCAGTAAACTCAAATGACATTCTTGGCAATGTAATTTGAGTTGGTTTATTCAAATTTGGGACCTGCTCTAACCTTGCTAAAAACTTTTGCGTTGGTCCATATGCTAAAGGAACTTTAATGATGTCTATTGTTGTTCCATCATCTCTAGTATGTTTTATTGATATATTATTAAACAGAGAACCAAATGATATAACGGTTCTTCTTAAAATTTCGTGGTAAAAATATTCAAACATACTTAAACAACTAATAAATTATATTTATGGTGTTCCAAATGGATTAATTTCACTAAAATCAATAATTTTATCCGCATCAGTTTCTATTTCATCATTAGATGCATATCCATTATCATTGTAAAATGAATCTGCAGTTCTTAATGTTCTTGATGTGCTTGAAGCGGAACCAACAAGTTCTTCTCCAATAGCAAAAGATCCTGTTATGTTAGATAATTCTAATTTATTAGTTACAGAATTCCAAGATTTAACAATTCCAGTAGTTCCTGTAATGGAACCGATTACAGTTTCATTGAACAGATATGTTCCTATTCCAGATATTGGTGGTGGTGAAACAGTTATAGATGGTGTTTCGGTATAACCAAGACCCGCATTTGTCAGTCTAATAGATGTAATTGTGCCTGCTGAACTTACTACTGCTGTTGCGGCAGCAGAAACAGTACAATTGCCATTAAATGTTATAGTTGGAGGTAGTGAATAACCTCCACCGCTATTTGTAATAGTTACTATACCAACTATACCATCACCAATAATTGCAGTGGCTGCTGCTCCAACACCATCACCAAAAAATGCAACGCTTGGTGGTTGTGTGTATCCATATCCAGGATTGACAACTTGTACCGACTGTACTGACTTTAAATTTGGATTTGTGTTATCTGTACATACAACTATTCCGCCAATCATTATAGCAGTTCCTACACCTGTCATTCCACCACTTGGTGCAGAGGAAATAGCAACTCTTGGTGCATATGAATATCCTCCACCACGATTTGTTACGTCAAAATATCTAATTCCACCATAAGAAAGTGTAGTTATTGCAGTAGCTGTTACTCCAATTCCAGACATCGTAAAGGATCTTATCAATCCAGATGAAGAACCCGATCCACTATCTGAAGTTCCCGAAATATTATCATCAATGTCCTCAATACCAGTATTGATAACCTCATCTTCATATCTAAACAACTCACATTTTAGTTGATAGACATAATTTTTTTGTAATTGATAAAAAGGTTTTTCGTGCTCTACAAATTTTATTTCAAATAAACGATCTCCAAGAGGAAAATATATAATATCACCCTCTTTTGGCCTACTTGATAATTTTATATTTGACTGACCTTTAATTAGTGGAGTTATATAGTTTTCAAATCTTTCTCTAGAAATAGTTATTGATAACTCATTGAGGGCTTGAATTCCAAATTTTGACAAGATAGTTGTATTGTCACCATAACCATCATAATTTTCTACATATGCTTCTATTGGATATGCAATATCAAATTTAGATTCTATTACTTCTCTAATAGAAGTTTTTTGAGTTAAATATTTTCTTGGCAAATAATAAACTTCAACTCCATACATTCTAAGTTGTTCGTTAATCAAATCTTGTATTAGACCTTGTTCAGATTTTGAACCTTGCAGAAAAAATGGATTTAACATAAAATTATCCTATCATATCCAAAGGAGGTAATTCGTAATTGTTAGACATTTTTTCCATTAATATGTCAATTTCTCTCTGAGCATCGTCATACATTTGTCTACCATTCAATTCAACCCCACCTGGAAGTTTAACTCCAGTAAATTTCATCATATTTTGCCCCCACTGCCTTTTTATCAATGATGTTAAATATGGTTTTATAAAAGAGTCATTCCAAACTCTAGAGTAATCATTTGGATCTAAAGTACTATAACAATCAATAATGACATATTGACCTACACTTATTGATCCCCAATCAATGTCCAGATATAACCTATCTTGTCTTTTATTAAAACGAATTTGTTTTTGGGTGTTCAGTAGAAAATCAAGATCTTCTAGATAAGTTTTTACCATTGCATAACTTAAAAGTTCTGTAGTTCCCCAATAGTAAATATCATTTAAAAAGAGTTGATATTTGACACTAAACATATTATGGGTAATAGTATTTGCCCCATCAAATAGAAATATTTTATTTACTCCTATGATATTTGGAGGAACTTGTAAAAAATTGCTATTTTCGGTATATGAAAATGTAGTTGCTGTGCCGGCTATAGTTGTTGAAGCGGTAATAGTTGTCAATCCAACTATTGAATTATTTCCTGGAGCCCTTCCTCTATCAATGTCTCCCTGAGTAATCTTATATTTGTAAAAAGTTGGATATACACCATCAAAATGTCTTTCTTGGAAAAACTGAATTGCATCATCAACAAGATCTTCTATTTGTTCATCCGCAACATTTATTTCCAAAACTGGCGCTCCCAGTTTTCTTTTACAATAATCTATGAGTTCTTGTCTACTTGCTGGTTGCGCCATTTAATATAAGACCTTTAGAAATATTTATTTGCTAAGTTACTTATAACCTCTTGTTGTTTTAAGTATAGTTTGAAATAAGATTTTGCAATGTCTCTAAGATCACTTAAATTTTCTATAGAATCGATTTCTGCCGCTGCCTTTACATACTCAAAACTTTTTGATAGATCATCTAAGGTAATATCATTTGGATCCATTTAATAAACTCCTCAGTAGTGTTTTTATTTCGTCGAGATCACTTTTCATCATAGCAAGATCGTCTTCAATATACTGTATCTTTTGCTCCTCATTTTTCTTCACATCTCTACGTGAAATATACTCTTGATATTCTGACATACTCGTATTAATAATTGAGTTTGTTTTTGGATCTCTAATTAAGTTCGAGTATCCTTTTACTTTGAGATATTCCATATTATGCTAAAGCAATAACTCTCAAATCTTTTAATCTTGGAACATATGCCTGATTCGTTGAAGTCATAATAAGTTTAATTCTATATGATCTAAAAGATGGAAGTAAATCTGAAGTAAAAGTATATTCTTTGTATTCTAAAGAATTACCGTCAAATCCAAGGGTTGATGTATTTGAAACATATGAATCTGGTTTTCCGTTGCTATTCGCAAAAGATATAATTTGTTTTTTGGAATCTAAATTATCCCATCCGGGGAAAGGAACAAATATAGGATCAAAATTTTCCTTCTCGGAAATACTATAAAATGCTCTTATATCAGAATAAAGATTTATATGTGCATTAGCAATTATTTTGATAGATGTTGCGGGATTTTCCAACTTAATTTCTTTTGAAATATATTGAAAAGCCGTAGGATCTTCGAAAATACTGTTAACTCTATTGTCTCTAGTATAGTCTGATATAACATCATTAACTCTATTGGAAACAAAAATAGCACTCATTCTTTGTGTATCTATGACAGGAGTCAATCTAGTATCAACAGAATCTAAAGTAAGTTTAATATTCAAAGATTTACTTCCTGGAAGAGATGATAATTTATTTGTTTCATTAATTTTCGAGCATACAATTCTAGGAGAGTCAAAATAA